TCTTCCAAAGATCCAAGACGACTATCGTAAGAAGGTTACTGCCGTTCTTCTCGAGAACCAAGAGCAAGCCCTTCGTCAACAACACCTAATCGAAGATATGGGTGGAAACGCCAACCTCGGTGGCCCAGCCTCGTCTTCTAATTATAACACCGGCCAAGTCTCTGGTTATGACCCAGTCCTAATCAGCTTGATTCGTCGTTCCATGCCAAACTTGATGGCCTATGACATCTGCGGCGTTCAGCCAATGACTGCCCCAACCGGCCTCATCTTTGCCATGCGCGCCAACTACCAATATCAGGGTCAAAGCAAGGCTTACAATGCTGCAGGTTACGCCGAAGCAATGTTCCAAGAGCCACAACCAGCCTTCGGTGGTTCAGGATGGACCTTGCCAGCCGGTTATAACGGTCTTTCAGCAGGATTTGGTGTAAGCTACGGCTTCGGAGTTTCTATCCGTCCAGCAAACGCTGCTGCACTAGGTCAACTCCGTGGTATCTTGACCTCAAACGGTGAAGGTATTGGAAACAATCCATTTACCGCCGGTGCCTCTGGTGCTGGAATCGGTGTTGTTCCAAGCAACCCATACTACGGCAGTTGGAACCAAATGGCCTTCTCCATCGACCGTGTTGCAGTACAAGCTCGTACCCGCGCTCTGTCCAGCAACTACACCGTCGAATTGGCACAAGATCTTAAGGCCGTTCACGGATTGGATGCCGAAGCCGAACTCGCAAATCTCCTCAGCACAGAAATTCTTGCTGAAATCAACCGTGAGATCATTCGCACCATCTACTACGTTGCAAAGAATGGTTCGCAACAACCAGACATCACTGTCGGTGGAACATACGATTTGGATCAAGACTCAGACGGTCGTTGGTCTGCTGAACGCTTCCGTGGCCTCAGCTTCCAAATCGAGCGTGAGTGCAACCAGATCGCCAAGGAAACCCGCCGTGGTAAGGGCAACTTCATCATCTGCGATAGCGATACCGCAGCCGCCCTTGCCATGTCTGGCTTCATGAGCCTCAGCCCAGCAATCATGCCACAACTCAATGTTGATGATACCCAAAGCACCTTCGCTGGTATCCTCAGTGGCAAGATTCGCGTCTACATCGACCCATACAGCCCCGCTGGCTACAACTTCTTCGTTGCTGGTTATAAGGGTGAGTCGCCATATGACGCTGGTCTGTTCTACTGCCCATACGTCCCGCTACAAATGGTACGTGCAGTTGATCCTAACACTTTCCAACCACGTATTGCCTTCAAGACCCGTTACGGCATAGTTGCTAACCCATTCGTTCTTAACAGCAACAACGTCCCAGACGCTGACACCCTTACCCAAGGCTTGAACCAATACTACCGCTTGACCTCGATTACCAACCTCCACGGTAACACCATCTAATAGATGGTAGGTTAAGAGAAAGTAAGTAAACCTTTCGAGACCTCCCCAGAAATGGGGAGGTCTTTGCATTTACATAAATAATTTTATGAGTTGCATTGCAAACATCAATCCACTTTATAACAGCTACTTTTATCTCACGTTTGGCAGAGGAACACAGCAATTCGAATTGCTGTGCCAAAAAGCAAATTTACCTGGATGCACCGTACCAGATACAGGACAACCAACAATTTTTGGAACAACAGTTCCCATCCCAACAATGCAATTTAACTACGAGACTTTGAATGTAGAATTCATCGTGGATTCCGATCTTACAAACTGGAAAAGCATTTATTCGTGGATGAGAAATTTATCAAATATTGAAACTGATGGTGGACCAACAAATATTCCATATTATGATTGGCATGCAACAGCAACTCTTGTAATCATGAACCCAACATGTCAAGGTCCGGTTCTTTCGGTTGCATTTAAGCACATCGTTCCAACACGTTTGAGTGGTATTGTTTTCCAATCAGACAGCACAGATGCATTGATTCAAAAAGCAACCTGCAATTTTAAATTTTCTTATTTTATTCTGGATCCAGACGCGCCAAACGATCTTAGAAATATTCGTTAAAAATAGTCCATGGGATTATCGGACCACCCCTCTGCAGAATTGGGGTCCGCGTCTGGTTTAAAAGGTATTTCAGAGCTGCTAGGATTGATTTTACGGCGTTTCTTCTTGCGGGATGGCTTCGGGGCCTCTTTTGGTTCCGGAAGGCTTATAGGGCTTTCTGGCTCACTTTCTTCGCTTTCAGCCGCAGCCTCTTCTTCCTCAATTTCATCCAAAATTTCATTCATAACCCCATCGGCTTCAAAATTATCAATTAGTTCGTTTACAAATTCTACAAAATCTTCGTTATTAAAAAGATCATTTAAAAGTTTTAAACCACTCTCCATTGATTCGTGGCCTTCTGGCATCGAACTTACAACGGTTGAGGGGTCATTTTGCATTGCCATAAAATAAATTTCATACATCTTTTCAAGATCCATTGCTGGTTGTCCGATGTAAAGTATGGCAGTTCTTGAAACGGATATTTCATGGCCCTTTATACTGGCCAAATAATTTGTTAATTTTACGTATTCAACAAGATTGCCTTCAGGATCTTTACTGTTGTAAAGTTCCATTTTTGCTGGTAATTTAATTGTAATTTTTTCGGGCATTGCTTCGCAAACCATTCCAATGAGTTCTTCACCGGTGATAAGCTTTACAACTCTAAGTACGCCCGAGAATGAATTCTCAGGAAGTGAATCGGACATATGTATGTCCTCCCTTCCCTATTATTTATCTTTTGGTAGTTCCATGGACACTATCTTGTAGTCAAACTTTTCTTTTTTGTATATCTTTATGCGTTCTTCGAAATGCTTGAATACGTGATTCTTGTATGACTTGGTGCAAAGATCATCAACGATATCAAAAACCTTGAGTGTCTTCTTGCGAGCAGAGACACGCAAACCTCTACCAATGCTTTGCAGCAAACGAATTACAGACTTAGTAGGTGATGCAAAAATAATATTGTCGAGATTAACAATGTTGATGCCAGCACTAGTAGTACCATAGCTGGCCACAAGGATCGCGTTTTTTTCGGTGTCGATAACGCGGCGGATGTATTCTCTTGCATCTGCATCCGTTTTTCCGTAGATAAGATATACTTTTCTATCGCCAGCCGCTGCCTTAAGGAGAGCGTGCAAGGGCTTTCCTTGTCCTTCGACGTAGTTGAAAAGGACGAGGGTGTTTCCTTTGGTGCTGAGTGCGAGGTCTCGGATGAACTCATTGCGCCTATCATTACTTATGAGCCACTTGATTTCATCTGCGTAGCGTTGCTTTTTTAGCAACTCTTTTTCTGCCTCGCTGTACTTCAACAGTATGGCGTCGATTCCGAGGGTGGCAAGCAATCCTTTATTCATGAGATTCTTGGTCTGTATGAACTGTATGGCTGGACCCAAAATACCTTCGATGCTCAGTCTATGTGCTTGTGCTTGATCCAAGGTTCCCGTTGTACCAATTCGGAACCAAGCCTTGGACATTTTTTGCCCAATCATGTTTATGGACTCGGCCTTTGCTTGGTGACATTCATCGAAAATTACCGCATCAAATTGGTCAAACCATTCTCTGGGCAATTTGTATACAGACTGCCAAGTCGAAACAATTATTTGCTTGTTTGTTTCCTTCTCTGCTCCAGCACTGATTTTGTGTACTGTCTTTCTGCAATTCCACTTTGGATCGTTCTTTGAATAGTCAAAAAAATCAGATTCCATCTGGTTTACTAGCCCCACCGTAGGAACTAAAATTAATATTTTTCTATCTGATTTTATTACGGATAGTAGCCAACGGAGCAAGACGTATATTATCAAACTTTTTCCAGATCCTGTCGGGGATATAATCACGCATCGGTGATTGTTTATAGCGTGGATGATTGCTTGTGACTGATGTGGGTGCATTTGTATAGTAGACTTTTTCACCGTCACATTTAGTCCAGTATAAAGGGTAGCAAGTCCCTCCTGTGTTATGCATAGGTCTTTTTTGCTTTCTTTGAAAGAAATGGAATACTTGCGTTCATCCGCAAACTTTTTTAAGTAAGTTTTTAGACCCCGGGGAAGAGTGGATGTAAGGATATCATACAGGCGAATTTTGCCGTCCCATATTCTGCGTTTGAACATGGGCATATATTGAGCACCGGGAACCATGAAGGAAAAATAATCCCTCAGTTCCTTCTTTATCGCGTTGTCTGTCTTGATGTAGTAACGAACTTCATCATTAGATTCAACTTCAATATCCACATAA